ATCTACTACAGCGTTCGGATCTCCGCCGTTCACATTGATGGTCACGTTGTTTCCGCCGCCAGCGCCGCCAGTGAACTCGCTCATCCTGTCAAGTGGGATAACTGCTTCTGGGCCGGCTTCGCCTACCACAGCCAATGTTGCGCCGTTCATGATGAGACCGCCATCGGCGAGAAGCGGAATCTTAGGAATTGAGAACTCTTTACCGCGTCCGGGAAGCCCAGGAATGTCCGGGATTTTGATGGAGAGCTTTCCGAGAGTGTTATTCCACAAGGAAGCAATACCGTTAAATATTGTTTTCACCACGTCAAGCATTAATTTGAAACTAGGAATTGTGACGTTTTGAATCCACCATTTTATTCCACCGAAAACCTTGTCTACTATCTTTCGGAAACCCTCAAAACGTGCATAGGCAACGACTAAAAAACCGATAAGAGTAGCAATGCCAAGAGCAATAAGAGTCACCGGGTTAAGGCTCATGGCGATATTTAACGCAATGACAGCGCCAGTTAAGCCAACGAAAGCACCAACTACTAATTTCATTAGTCCGGGGTTTTCTTGGGCCCATGCAGAGAAAGCAGCCAACTTAGGTGCCACCGCATCAATGATTGGGAGAAGCATGTCGCCGAAAGTGTCCGACACGCCAGCCAAAGCGAACTTCATTTTGTCAAACGATGACGCAGACGCTTCAGCTGTGCCGCCAACTTGACCTTCTACCGCTTTAAGAATTAATTCTTGAGCGCCAAGAAGATCGCCGGACTCGGTAAGAGCTTTGATTTTTTCTTTTTCGACCTCGTTAAATGTCACGCCAGACTTGCTCAGAGCTGTGATGCCTTTAATGGGGTCTTGCATCGCTTTACCTAGTGAGACAGCGTTACCCTCGGCGGTGCCGAAACCAGCCGCGGCCATGTCAAGAGCTGCTTTTGTGGCCCTGTCAAACGCTCCGCCGGCTGTTCCTACAGACTTTGTAAGGTTGCCAAAAGTAGCAAGTTTTGTCTGGGTTGCCTTAATAACGTCCGCATCGACGGCAATAGTCTTTTCAAGGCTTTCAGCGTAAGCAGAGACTCGATCTGTCGCTTTTCCATAGCCCATTGTGTCAAGCACTGAGCCAAGCTTTTCATTGGCGATTCGAGCATCTTCCGCGCCTTTAGCCGCGCTAACCATAAATCCACCGAAAGCTCCCAGAGCCGCTGTCGCCGGCAAAAAGGATTTCTTAAGCGCAAAGCCTGTCTTGGCTCCGATGCCATCAAGCGACTTAAACTCTTTTCTTGCTTTGTCAATGCCGGTCGATTTGAACTCGGAAATAATTGGGATGTAAATAGCCATCAGCGAAGAATCTTTCGGTTTACTTCTTGAGCGACTTCATCAATCGCTTTCAGAATTGCATCATTGGCAAGCTTTCGAATCTCTTTAACATTGCGCCACATACCGCGCTGGGCTTTCCCATATTTGGCGTTCAGAGCATTAATGAAAGCATCTCCTTGGGGTTTTGTACCTGTTGAGCCATTAGCGAAGCCGGCGATGTCATACATGGCCGCTCCCGGGTTCTTTTGAATAATCGTGATAATGGGGAATTGCTTGCCTCGGGCCCGTCCGCCTACTTGGATCTGAACGCCTTTATCGGCATTAGCTTTCGAATAGGCAAGCCTTCCGCTGTAGGTCCAGCCAGAAAGCGGAGCCCCAGAAGGATAATTCTCCCGGGCTTTACTGACTGCTGGCGCTCCAGCTGCTTTCACTTTAGAGATGGCTTTGAACTTTGCTTTCTTATCAACTTCTCCGAGCTCTTTAAGGACTTCTTTAACGCCGTAAACTTCAACGCTTGCGTTTATTGGCATTATTCATTTCCTTTCGTTGCTCGTTCAAAACGCTCACCACAGTGGCGAGCTCTTGAAAATCAAATTCTAAATGTGGCGGAAAGTATCCAGTAGCCACTAGCACCTCTGCTAGTTGCCTGCCGAAGCTTCCGCGCTGGTAGGGCCCACAGCATCATTCTCCACCACATCGATATTTTCGATCTTGTCGATGTATGAATCGAGTGTGAGTGGTACTGGGATATTGCAGCGCTTCGATGCTTCATAAGCCCAGAACACCATGTCTTCGAGTCCGATCATGCCGGCTCCAAGCTCTGATGCTTTACGCTTAAATTTTCGTTCCCAAGCGATTATTACTGGTAGTGATGTCGTCACTTCGTAGACGTTGCCGCCTGTTTCAGTGACTTGAAGTGTGACTTTCATGGTTCCCCGTTTCTAGTTGTTAAACGATGTCTCGTGCCCAAGTGCCGGCAGTAAACGACAGCTCAACAGTGGCAAGCTCTCCAACGGTTGAGTTGATGACACTTGCCGATGGGCACATCGCATTAGTGATGGTGTACTCGGGATTGCTGGCGGACTCTGTGGTTCCAGATGGTGAAATCACCAATGTGGTGGTCCCTGTGCCCACGATTGCAGCGAGCATTTCTTCTACTTCGCCTGTGCCGTAGCTAAGAAAGAGGGTCATTGAAACTTCCACACTTTGGAGGCCCCCAACCATCTTTTCCCCTGTGTCTCCCATAACTGTCGCGGAAAGTTCAGATTTTCCGACAACCACGCTCACTGCGCTGCACTGGTCGGACACGTCCCAAGTGGTCACGCCTTGAGTGATGTTCACTGTTGCATTGGATAGGAATGTTGTTGTTGCCATAATCGGCTCCTTTTTTGTTAATTGCGCCGGACTGATATCCGGCTTGTGATGTCGTATGTCGGGAACTGACCGCCGCCATAATCCGCTGTGCTCGGGCGAGCGTCTGTGACTGCAATCGATGAGTTCATGATTGTGTCCACAGTGGTAAGCAGATATTCGGCGGCTGTTTTGTTTGCTGGCGGAATCCCTAGAACCTTGATGGTGATAGTGATGTCTCCAACATTGCGAGTAAAAGCGTCAAGCACTGGAAGCTCCACCATCACGGAATAGGGCCGCGCGTTGCGTGGATCATCAATTACTTTCAAGCCCAGCCCAGTAAGAGCTGTTTTGGTGGCTGTAATTGCGTCTTGAAGAATCCCCGTGGCTGGCATGATCTATCCGACCTGTGGCCTTTTACATCCCAGCAAGCGAAGAATCTCTGCGAAGCTTTGACCGGGAGCGACCCCGAAACCTTGATTGTCAAAAGATGCGAAACCATCCACCGCGCCACGCTGCTTAATTAACGTGGACGCATAGAGCACAGTTCCAACCTTCGAATCATTTCCGGGAACGATGTTCGGATGGTCCTCATACCCTGCGGATCGTCTGGTTCGAAATGCCCAATCATTCGCCGCGCTGACCTGAGTCTCAGCCCAATCGGTTTCAGTGCCGGCAGTGAATGTGTAGCCAAGATAATCGGTGAGATCGTCTAGGTTTATCCAGCTGCACTGAAGGATGAACTGGGCCCATACTTCTTGCGATGCCAGCGTGACATTGCCTGTCGAGTAGCTGATTGTGTTGAGTGTTTGATTCACTGCTGTGATGGTCACTGTCGGATGGTTGTAGTTAGCGACAGTAAAGCCACCGACAGAACCTTTCATTCCAGCAATGATTCCATCAACATTTGAGAGGGTAAGTGTCCACGCTCCAGCTGTTGCCGTGGCCTGAGTTACCTCTTTTGTGAGATAAATCGGGTAACTGGGCGCGGACATACTTACTCTCTCTGGTCTTCAGCGATTAGGCGATTGCTGGTCCGCAAGCGCGAACGAGATCAGCGTCAAGAACTGCAGCCGAAAAATACCCGCGAAGACTGATGGTGACTCCGAGATTTGCAGGGTCCCTCAATTCGAGGAATCCTTTTTGCTGCTCATACGTCTCAATGGCGCGAGTGTTCAATACCCACAAGAAATCGTCTGCATCTTGTGTGCCGATTGCCTGATCTGTGATCTGGTTGGACACGATAAGAGTCAAGCCGAGGATGTTTCCATTCCAGCCTGAAGTACCTTGTGGAAGTTGACCGGCTGAGTTCACTGGGCCAGCTAATGGAAAGAGCGGCCTGCCCTGACCATCTACAGCGGCTCCAAGTTTCGCCCATGATTTTGGAGCGACAAGCAGAGCGTTTGGCAAGTAGTTTCCTACTTCTGCAATTTGTGAAGCTGCCAAGTACAGATCAGCGATGATTTCTTCGCCATCGGTCAAGTCTGTAACGATTGCGTTTCCAGAAGTCATTGCGCCTACGAGCGTATTCACTGTTTCTTTTTCGGTAGCAAGCGCATATTGACCGGTCATGTCT